TACTTCTATCAATATTATAATGTAAGTTGTCCGCAACCGCAGCATTTAAATCAAGAAAAACAGTAAACACTGAAGCGTCATTAAAATCTTGAATTAAATCAGGATAATAAGTTTTTGCGTAATTTAGGAGTTCAGTTCTTATTGACTGATAATCTCTACTAGCGTATGATATTCTGTTATTTGCCATCTTATTTAAATATTGATAATTACAAAATCACTCTGACCAAATGTTGAACCATTGGTTGAGTAATCAATTCTTATTTTTGCGGTGTATTCTGATGTTCCTTTACCTGGAAATCTATATATTGACGATTCACTAGTTCCAACCGAGTTTTGACCTGTTGCAATATCCACTTCTTCTTGTGGGTCCGCAGGTGTTATACTTAAACTGTTAACCAATAAGTTTGGCATAAAGTTTTCAATCGCATCCCTAATGTCAGATTCAATCGCATTAAATGTTAATCCGTCAAATGGCTCAAAAAGAAATTCATATAATCTTGTGCCAAATTGTGGTAAAAAATATCTTGAACCTTTTCTTGTTAACAATAAATGAATTAAGGCAGCCTTAATTTCTTCAGATTGAAATTCTGTTAATTCTAAATAATCCCCTCTTTTTGAATCTCTGAACGGAAAATTTATACCATATGTAACACCATTTGCCATAACTATAAATATAATGTGTTGTTTTTTTCTATAAATAGATTAAAAAACAAAATCCCAACACAAGTTGGGACTTTTATTAATGTTTACGCTGAACATCCAAAACATTCAAATGGACTATCTTCAGGTTTGTTAGTTAATTCTGTTATTTCAACTTTTGGTATTTCAACCTTAACTTTAGGTTGAGATATTTTAGAAACGTCAACCGCTAAGTGTTTAGCCCCTGTTGAAATCGCTTTGGTCCTAACATAGTAACATAAAGTCTTCAAACCTTTTTCCCACGAATGGAAATGTGATGAAGTAATCTTTGATAATGTTGGGTTAGCCATATAGATATTCATTGATTGTGATTGGTCAATAAATGGTGCTCTATCTGCCGCCATATCAATAAGTTCTCTTTGTGATATCTCCCAAATTGTTTTGTACTTACTAATCAAGTGTTCAGTTCGTTTAACTTTCTTGGTGTAGTTTTTATCTTCAGGGTCAAGATGATTGTTGAAGTTGATATTTTGAATTGACCCTTCATTCATGATAATCTCATTCTTTAAGTCTTCACTCCAAATACCAAGTTTTTCAAAGTCATTAATTAGATATTTGTTAACAATCATAATTTCACCACCAACAACTCTTCTATTAAATAATGCCGAATGAGCTGGTTCTGTCATTTCAAATGAACCTGTAATCTTAGCTGAAGATGCAACAGGCATCTGAGCAGTAAATAATGAATTACAAACACCATATTGTTTAACATCTTCTTTTAATGAATTCCAATCCAAGAATAAATCAGATTCGTTTAGTCCCCACATATCAAATTGGAAAATACCTTTTGACATTGGTGAACCCTTGAAATGTTTGTATGGTTTTCTTCCCCCTGATTTGCACAACTCCATACTTTCAGTAATAGCCGCATAGTAGATTGATTCAAAAATGTTTTTATTTAATGTTCTCGCTTCTTCAGATGTAAAAATATAATCCATTAAATAGAACACATCAGCAAGACCTTGAGTTCCAATAGCAATCGCTCTTTGTTCAAGACCTCCTTTTAAACCTTTTTCGGTTGAATAACTGTTTTTGTCTACAACATTATTCAATGCTCTAACAACTTTTCTTGTCTCATCAATCAACAACTTGTAGTCAAATTTACCATCTTTAATAAAATTCTTTAATACCATTGAGGACAGGGTACAGATTGCTGTAGTTTCTTCGTCTGTGTATTGATAAATCTCATTACAAAGATTTGATTGTTTAATTACCCCAATGTTTTGATGGTTAGTTTTTTTATTAGCATTGTCTTTAGAACATAAATAAGGAACACCTGTTTCAATTTGTGATTCAACAATTTTAGTCCAAACATCTTGAGCTTTGATTTTTTTACCAAGACCCATTTGAACCGCCATGTTATAGTTTGATTCGTATTCATCACCGTAACATTCTTGAAGTGGTTTAATACCAGCTTTTAAGATATCGTTAGGACAGAATAGATACCAATCACCACCTTCTTTAACTGCCCTCATAAAGTTATCAGGCATCCATAGAGCAGTGAATAAATCTCTTGCCCTTAACTCTTCAGCACCTGTATTCTTTTTAATTTCAAGTAAGTCCATGATATCTTTGTGCCATGGTTCAAGGTAAATCGCAGCACTACCAGGTCTTCTTCCTTGTTGGTTAAAGAATCTCAACGATTCGTTAACAATTTTTAGGTACTTCAATAAACCACCTGCAAATCCACCTGATGAATTAATTCTACTTTCTTTACTTCTAATATTAGACATTGATAACCCAATACCCGCAGCGTCTGAAGAGTAAGTTGAGATATCATTTAATGTTTGTAGTAACCCATTACGTGAATCCGAATTATTGTAATGTAACACACATGAAGCTAATTGTGGTACCTTGGTACCCGCATTAATCATAATTGGTGTTGCAGGTGAAATAAGTTGGTTAGACAATGATTTATAGTAATCTACCGCCTCTTCAAATGTATTTGTAACCCATAATGCAACTCTCATGTACATATGTTGTGGTCTTTCAATTACTTTACCTTGAGGTGTTTTTAACAAATACATCTCTTGTAATGAACGCCATGCAAAGTAATCAAAGTTATAGTCGTTTTCATGGTTAATAATACTGTTAATATTTTCATGACCGTAATCATTCATAATCTCAATTAACTTTTCATTAACCACCCCCGCATCAAATAACTCCATGATAGTTTCAGAAAAACTATCTTTGGTTTCTTTATGGTAAGCCGAAATTGCAACTGACGATGCTAATCTTGAATAGTCGTGATGACTACCAGTGTAAGCAGCCGCGATTTCATATACAAGTTTATCTAACTCTTTAGTTGTAATCAATCCCTCGGTTGGTACCGAAGTTATAACTTTAATAAAAATCTCGTCTGAATTAACATTTAATCCTTTCGCAGCTCTTTTAATTCTATTATAAATTTTTTGTGGATTAAAGGACGCATCCTCACCACTTCTTTTTTTAATTTTTAATGACATCATAGTTTTTATATTTTAGAAATCTTCATCAAATGTGATTGTTTCGTTTAATTTAGCTTTTTGGTATTCAACGGTTCTTGATTCAAAGAAGTTACCTTTAGTTTCAACCGCGATTTGTTCCATGAATTTAAATGGTTGTTCAACATTAAATTCTTTTTTACACCCAAGCTTAATTAATAATCCATCAACAACAAACTCAAGGTATTGTTTCATTAAGTTTGAATTCATACCAATAAGTGATACTGGTAATGATTCTGTGATAAATTCTTTCTCAATCTCTAACGCTGATAATAAAATTTCTCTAATTCTTTTCTCACTTGGTTTGTTCTCTACGTGATTGTTCAATAAGTGAATTGCAAAATCACAATGTAAGTTCTCGTCTTTAAATATTAATGAATTAGCATTACATAATCCTTGCATAATTCCTCTTGATTTTAACCAAAAAATTGAACAGAATGACCCTGAAAAGAAAATACCCTCAACCGCCGCAAAAGCAACTAATCTTTCTTGAAACGAAGCGTTTTGAATCCAATTCAATGCCCAATTTGCCTTTTTCTGTACCGCAGGTAATCTATCAATTGCGTGGAAACATTCATCTTTTTCCTCAGCGCTTGAAACATAAGTATCAATAAGTAACGAGTACATTAATGAATGTATATTTTCCATCATAAGTTGAAACCCATAAAAGAATTTCGCCTCAGGGTATTGAACTTCTTTTAAGAAGTTTTCCGCTAAATTCTCATTTACAATACCATCGGATGCTGCAAAAAATGATAATATATTTTTAACGAAATACTTTTCGTTATCCGATAAATTTTCCCAATCACGAATGTCATTTGTTAAATCTATCTCCTCTGCAGTCCAAAACGCTGCTTGATGTTGTTTGTAATACTCCCAAATGTCGTTATGTTCAATAGGGAAGATAACAAACCTGTTTGGGTTTTCTTTTAAAATTTTTTCCATAATTATTTTTTTTACGATTGTTGTTCTCTTTGTTTTCTTTTTTCTAAAAGTTCTTTGACTCTATCACGTTTTCTTTCTTCTTGTTGTTCTTCAAACCCTAAGAAAGTTACAGAACTTTCAGTATCTATTTCAAGGAGTTCGTTGTTAAACTTACAGTTCTCAAATACAACTCCATCTTTACCAATACGTGACTTGGTAATTGCTATAGTAGCTAAATTCATTTCTTTTTGTTGTAATGTTTTTGCTACCGATATAATAACGTGACCAACTTGAGCTTTCTTAATAGAACCCCCCATTTGGTCGGTAGTTACAACCTCAGAAGAGATTGATGACCTGTTACCTTGTGTTGCGGTCCAACCTACTAACGATAACTCATGACACATCGCCTCAAATCCTCTCATAACCGAACCTTCAGCTTTCCACTCATCTTTACTTGAGCTCTCAGGAACCACACAATCAATGTAGTCCAAAAGAACTAAATCAATTTTTGTCCCGTCTGCAATCATTTTTCTGATTTGATTCTTGATTTGATTCATTGTCATAGAATCTGAAGGGAGTTTCTTTAAAATTAACTCGTTCTTCATTGTCTCTTTAATCTCAGTGATTTTACCCATTACGGTTTCTTTATGTAGAACCAAGTTATCAGGTTCAATCCCAGTCCATAAGGTAAAGTGTTTACGTTGAACAATCTTTGGATTGTCCTCAAAAAAGATTTGAAGTACGTTATACCCAAGATTAAATGCAGTGTTAGCAATTTTAGTTAAGATGGTTGTTTTACCAACCCCCGTAGGAGCTAATATAACACCTATCTCACCCTTTGCAAGACCACCCTTAAGTAATCTGTCAATTCCTGGTATTCCGATTGGAATAGGGTGTCTAAAATCCTCGTCTAATACTGTCTCAAGGTTAGAGAAGATATCGGTTGTTCCCAAATCTCTTTCTCCAACTTGTAATGCCAAACGAATCAGTCCCTCAACTTTATCATAAGATTCAAAATCACCTTCAGTAATAATCTTTTGTGATTTATCCATAGCTTTTTGAAGTTCTTGTTGTTTACAAAACTTCAATGCTTTTTCTTGAACAAATTGGGTGCCTTCAAATGGTGCGTCTTTGATTTGTTTAATAGTGTCAAGAACGATTTTTGCAACCAATTCTTGTGAGATTTCGGATTTAACGATTTGCTCAAGAGTATCAAAGTTAGGAGTAGACTGATATTTCGCATGATACTCCTTTATCATCTGCAAGATGATTTTAAAGTACTTGTTGTCAAAATAAGCACTTTCAATTACATCCATAATTGATGTTGAAAATTCTTTATCTACAATAAGTTGGTTTAAAAGTTGTATCTGGAAAGTGTTCCCTAAGTAATCAAAATTCTTGTTCATATCTCGTTTTTGTAATCCCCTGTTTTATTAAATATTTACTTGTTTAGGTCAACGCCCAAATATTCAAAACTTAATTTTGAGGATGAAAAAATGTCAGTTAGTTCACGAAGAACGTCTTTCAAAAATGGTCGTACATCAACCGTATAACGAACTTTTGGTGGAAATAATTTTCCGTCAAAGTATCTGTGACAAATTGTCTGCTCTCCAATTCTAACATAAAGATTGAATTGTTCGCTACCTTCAGTAAATGAAGTATCCATAATTGCAGGGTCATTAACAATTGATTCTTTGTTATCAATCATATAGATAACAGTTTTCATCTTTAGATGGTACTGAAGTTCTTCTTTCAGTTGTC